TCGTATGGAGGATCTGTTATCTCTGCTCTAATGATTAGATGCTTATGTTCTAGAATGTTACCCACTTCATGAAATCTCCTGATTATTAAAATGCAATGATTTGACGTGACTAGCTTGAATCTTGGCACTTACCCATTGATTGTAGTAAGTTCCGTCTAGTACAGCATCCCTGTCAAAGATCTCTTTGGTTTCAAAATAATTGCATTCACCTCGAGATTTACATAATCTTAAAATAGTACGTCTAAAATGTTCTTTACCATATACTTCAACATCAGCTAGTAGTGCAGGAGAAGATCCGTAATAATCAGCCCAATCAGACTCTTTACGGATCTTCTTCCGTTTACCTTTAACTGTTTTATATGCAGCTTTAGTTAGGAATTTACGGCCAATATACTTTCGTCCGTTCTTTAGATTTTCAATTAGATAAATGAAACCATACCATTCATCTGAATATTCAAATTCTTTACCTTCATAAAGCCACATTTAATAAATCTTTCATTTGACTAAAAGATTTATTTATTCATCCGGTTCTTCCGTTTCTTCAAGATCAGAATCAACAACATCTGCCGAACAAAATGGGCAATATGCTACTGGTTCAATTCCGTCTGAAATTACTCTAAATTCTTCTTCGCATTCGCTGCAAGTAATCCAATTCATTTAGTTCTTCCTATTGTTATATTTGTTTGAGCCCTTATGTCTTTATTGCCCCATGACCAACACTCACCATTAGCTTCAAAACAAACCCAAATTAGATCCGATTCAATTCCATAATCAAGAAGAACATGAGCCATAGCATTACCTTTTGGGGTAACAACTGGAATTGCCGGATTTAATTGTAACATCATAGTGAGAATCCTTTGAATGAATTCTCGTCGATATCTTGCTTGACTTCACCGATAGTATATGATGAAATCTCTGTTTCTTGAGGTGCTACCTGAACATCTGAACCTGCAATCCATTTTTGAGCCCAGGGTAGTGGATTTGCTGTAGGTTTACCGCCAAGCCCGATAGCATTTAGTCTCTTGGAAGCAATGTGATCTATATATTCACACAGCAATGCTTCATTTAGGCCGAGGATCGAGCCCTCCTTGAACAGATATGAGGCCCAGGCTTTTTCTTGTGCGACAACATCATTGAACATGCGAATGCACTCATCCCTTGTCTCAGCGCTAATTTGCGCAAAGTCTGGATCCTCTTTTGGTAGAATCTTGAGCAGTTGTTGGGTTGAGGCAAGATGTATATTCTCGTCTCTCGCAATGAGTTTGATGATTTTAGCATTGCCTTCCATTTTCTTAACTTCTGCAAATGCCCACGAACAGGCGAATGAGACATAGAATCTTACTCCTTCAAGAGCATTGACAGCATTGAGACAGAGCCAGAGAGATCGCTTGTATGCATATAAATCATCCCATTGCATGATATTGGATTTAATCTTATTCCATTCGATCAACTCATCATAGTACTTACTAATACTACCAGCGCAGTCTACTATTTCTTGGACTTCCAACATTTCATCAAAGACTCTGGAAGGGTCAGGATAAACGTTGCGAATGATATGAGTGTAAGAACGGGAATGAATCGTCTCGTAAAACGCCCAAGTCTGGATCCAGGTTTCCACCTCAGGAAGCGAACAAATAGGGAGAAAAGCCAGAGATGGAGCTCTACCTTGTACCGAATCAAGAAGAATTTGCCTCTTAAGATTGCTTGTGAAAATGTGTTTCTCATTATCGGTTAATGCCTTAAAATCTTTGGAGTCTTTTGTGAGCTCTACTTCATTAGGTCTCCAAAAGAAGCCAAGTTGTTTCTCTGTTAGTTTTTCAAATGCTGGATATTTTACTTTATCATAACGAGCAATATCAACTGGCTCGTCAAAAAAGATTGTTCGTTCTAGATGATTCTTATTTGTACTGGTATTAAAAACTGACATTAGTATCTCCGTCTGGAATCCATTCTATATATTCTTCCGGTACTACTCTTGTCTCAAGTTTACCATCTTCATGTTCTAATTGAAGTTTAATACCGGTGGCTTCACCGTTTTTAAAATAGCTTAGGACTTTATATACTTTGCCACAATCATCCCATATGTCATTATGAATAGTTATGTAGCCTGTCAAATCTTGCATGACTCGCAATCCTCATCATCAGTTTCACCTTGTGCTAGATCTTCTAATTCAATCTCACCAGCACCATCATTTGTGTTGAAATAATATCCAGTCTTGATGCCATATTTATACATCATCAGAAGATGTTGTAGCATGACTGACATAGGAATCTTACCATCTTCATAAAACTTGGGATTATATGAAGTGTTAGTTGAAATAGATTGATCAATAAACTTCTGAAGTACAGCCATAATCTTTAAATAACCTTCAGGGCTAGGCTGATCCCATAGAAGTTCATACTTGACATTGCGGTTATTGATACCTGGTACTACCTGCTTTAGCACACCATCCTTGGACTGCTTAATCGAAACAAGAGCACGAGGAGGTTCAATACCATTTGTTGAGTTACTAATCTGTGCCGACGTTTCAGCAGGCATAAGTGCCATTAGAGTAGAATTACGAATACCAAACTCTGCTGCTCTAAATGCAAGAGCATCCCAGTCCATTTTATAGACTGGAACAACCAACTCGTCTACTTCTTTCTTGTATGTATCAATAGGAAGGACACCAGCAGAATATAATGTATCAGCGTGCTTAGGGCATGGATTAACTTCTTCAGCTAAGTCCACTGATGCTTTAATTAAGTAATATGACCAAGCTTCGGCGTACTCATGAACCAGATCAAGATTAGGACTGGAATAAGTGCTACCATTCTTAGCCAACCAATAGGCGAAGTTAATAATGCCAACTCCAAGAGGGCGGCGAGCCATAGTGCCCAATTCGGCAGCTCGAACCGGGTAATCTTGGTAATCGAGCAACGAGTCGAGTGCTCTAACGGCAAGCGTACACGGCTTTTCAAAGTCACTTGGCTTCTTGATTTTGCCCCAATTGATGGCTGCAAGTGTACAGAGTGAAATCTCTCCAGTTTCATCATTAATATCCTTGAGTGGAGTTGTTGGAAGTGTAATCTCTTGGCAGAGATTGCTCATTTTGATAAGTGCTTTCCGCTTGTCAAATGATCCGTGGTCGTTACAGTGGTCTACGTTTTGGAAGTAGATCCGTCCGGTGTCTTTTCGTTCGGTGATGAATGAACTAAAGAGATCAATGGCGGGGATTGATTTCTTTCTAAGTTTGGACTTTTCATACTTCTCATAGAGTATACGGAATTCATCAGCATCTCGAAAGAATGCTTCGTAGAGATCCGGGCAATCATGAGGCGAGAAGAGGGTGATGTTACCTCCAGAAAGAAGTCGTTCATACATTACCTTATTAAACTGGACTGAATAGTCCAAATGGCGGATACGATTATCTTCGGTACCCTTGTTGTTCTTTAGGACAAGTAGATCTTCTACTTCCAAGTGCCAGAAGGGATAATGCATGGTCGCTGCACCACCACGGACACCGCCCTGACTACAGCTCTTAACAGCCGTCTGAAAATGCTTCCAAAAAGGAATAACACCAGTATGAACAGCATCACCATTGCGAATAGGAGCCCCGAGAGCACGGATACGACCACCGCCAATTCCGATTCCAGCTTTGTTCGAGACATATTTTACAATTGCCGAAGAGGTTGCATTGATTGAGTCGAGCGAGTCATCTGTCTCAATGAGTACACAAGAACTGAACTGTCGGCGAGGGGTCCTAACTCCAGCCATAATCGGAGTAGGTAAACTAATGTCAAAAGTAGAAATTCCATCATAAAGTTCCTTTACCCACTTGATTCGATCGGTTTTATAATTTTGGAAAAGAGTCATGGCAATCAACATGAAAGCCATCTGAGGGGTCTCATAAATTTGACCTGTGACTCTATTCTTTACTAGATATTTGCCACGGAACTGTTCCATAGCGGCATAAGCAAGTTTATTGTCTCGTTCGTGGTCAATATAGTCCGCAAGTTCAATCCACTCTTCTTGAGAGTATGCTCTTCCGAGTTCATTATCATAGTAACCATCAATTACTACCTTACCATAATGCTTGAATAAATGCCATGGTTCATATTGTCCATAGACTTCTTTACGTAGCTGGTAGTTTACTAGTCTACCAGCTACGTATTGATAGTTAGGATTATCAGCATTAATTAGATCTGAAGCCGCCTTAATCAAAGTTTCATGAATATCTGAAGACTTGATATTGTTATAGAATTGGATATGAGACGCAAGTTCAACTTCACTAACCGAAACACCAGTAAGACCTTCGCATGCCCATTCGACTACTCTGTGGATCTTATCAAAATTTAGTGGTTCTTTACTGCCATTTCGCTTAACAACGTTGATCATGTCTTATTTTTATCCTTCTCATATTCTTCTAGAAATTCTTTCAATGCGTCTTCAAATTCTCGTTGAGTATGAGTAGGCTTTAGAAAGAAATTTGATTTGTATAGTTTGTGGTAAAACTTAGCGGCAAGGTTCATTATATATCCTTTCAATTAAGTCCATCTTATATCACTGAAACAAAAATGTCAACTCTTTTCTTTACCATAGACATCATTGATTGCCTTGACTTGGTTGATGCTTATTTCATCAAGCAAAACATTATCCAAAAATACATGCATATCTCTCAATAGTGTCTTATCTCTCCAACCAGAATTTGGAGAATAGACTAACCATTCGATATTATCAAGATTATACTCTGGTCGAAGTTCTTTTAATTTAAGTTTGATGTTATCATTTGCTGCATGACTAGAACTAAGCACCGCGCATTTTTCATTTGGTAATGCGTTAATTAATGCTACGGTCTTTCCTGAATTGTTACCGAGTTGGTTATATGTTTCGGCTAGTTGAATAGGTGTCATGCGATGTCCTTTTTAGTATTATTGGATGACAGCATTATTTATTTTAATCAATAGGTCTATTTTCTGAGATGCTTCTTTCTACAATTTTTAGTCTTGCATCCAGTGCATTAATCATTCTCTTTAAATGACTTGTACAAGAATGAACTTGAAGTTCAGTATAACTGTTAAATACACTATCACAGACAGAACAAGAATGTTCGATTCTAAAATCTTGATTAATATTCATCTACGGGATCCTCAAATAATGCATCACAAATAGGGCAGCAATTGTTCTCATTTAGTCTACCATCGTTCCGACAGTATTCACAACCCCAGTCGTATTCATCACTCATTGGTCATAGCCTCAATAATAGAAGGAAATTCCTTACAGATAATAGCCCAGCACTGTTCGGCTACAATACGATGTTCCTTCTGAGTTGCCATATCCATACGAAGTTGACAATAGTGTACCCAAGAACGAAGTGAACCTGACATAATCATTACAGATTCGGTAAGACCTTCAGGAAGAACGGCACGAGCCTGTTCCTTGGCAATACCATTCTTGATAGCCCAGTTAAATGCTTCCTGGCTTGCTGCAATTACTTTCTTCTGATAATGATACCAAGAATTAGCAAGGGTGTTATCGTTTACTTCAATAGAAGCCTGACGATTCTTGGAATCCTGAAGTCTTGCTTCACGAGTAACAAAACCTAGATCCTTAGTTGGATCCGCATATCGCTGACTAAACTCCTGAAAAGAAAATGATCTATGCCGTAGAATCTGGCGAGCAATATCCCGAGTTGTCTTAATCTCAAGCTGAATGTTGACCATTTCAAGAGGGCTAAAATGACTATTTTTTACTAAATATTTTAGTAACTTAGGAGCAGTTTCATGATTTTTTTGGTTGCTAGGATTACTAATTCTGGCTGCCCAAGCAACCAGCTCTTCAGCTGTATCACAACCTGTGTATTTGTAATTTGGTAGTGTTATACCAACTAGATTCACTGTGGACATATTAATTCTTCCTTATATTTCATACCAAAACACCAGCCCGGACCTGGGCAATTTACTGAACGTTTGAGTTTACCATCTTTATTACACCACCAACTTGTACCTTTAACCGCTTTACTTCCGTGGTGTGAAGCATTAGTATCAAGAAACCCAGCCTTTTTCTCTGCTGCTGCTTGACCACCTTTTCTACTATTTTCTACTCTATCTTCTATACCTAGAAATGCATTACCCGTTTCGGAAATTCTTTTATTGAACATTTCTTTTACTTTTACTTTTTGTTTATCCTTATGTATCAACCAATTGTGAGTTCCATTATTATATCTTTCTTTTTGAGCTCTAGAAGCAGCAAGTTTAATTAAATTCTTATCAGATTTAGTTCTAGCTAATATTGCTTGAACTGCACCCCAATCCTCTTGTTCTAAATGTATTTGAAGGTGTTCTTCAACTGTAACACATTTTAAGTTTGAAGGATCATTATTAGATTTATCTCCATCTATATGATGTATTTCACAGCCATCAGGAATATTTTTATTATTAGCTAATTCCCATATTTTTCTATAGTGCATTACATTGGTCTCCATTGGAAGGTTCAATGTATTTATATAATAATTAGCATATTTACTTAAATAGTTTTAATAAAAGTTGGACAATCGGTATGTGGGCAATAATAACCTATAGCACCTTGAAACTCAATGTTACACTTTCTACATTTTAATGTAGGTGGTAGAACTGGCGCACCTGTTAGATTTGGTGCTGGAGCTGCATGTGGTCGTTTGGCAGCATTAAAACCATCCTGCCATCCCCGTTTATAATCGTCTGATTCACTCATAAAATGACTCCAAATTTGATAATGTAAGTTTTAGATGATAAGGCTTCTTTTGTCTAATCATCTCGTCAATCATATTTCGTGTACCGTTTGACTTACCATCCCAGATAATGACTGCTGCATCTGCATATTCTGCCATGGCTTTATTTCGAGCTGCACCAGCTCTCTTCCCATATTGATTCCAGTCCGCGGGCATCCGAGTAACAGGAATACTTCTAGTTGTAGCCCATTGTTCACCAAGTTGATCTACACCTATTGCCGTACCGCTTACAAGTTCAGTTATAAAGAAACCACATGAGTTGATAGCTTTTAGAACAAGTTCATAATCATCAAAGATTAGTTTCTGTTCTGGATCTTTATATCGATTACCGGCAACAATAACTTTCATATCAGTCTACCTTTGGTGGTGTAAACTCAGTGTCGAGTGGTTCAATGTGTGTCTTTGTAAAGACAATAGGAACTGATGGTAGTTCTTCAGGAACATCAGTATTACCATAATCATAACTGACTGTAATATGTGGATTAAAGTCTGGATAGTCGTGAGTAGCACCAAACTGTGCTCTAATAGCCTTATGATGTTCTACAAGCTCTGGACAATCTATAATAGCTACCAGACAGTTCTTGTCACCATTCTTGAAAATGTCCCACTTGGTTATCTTTCCTGTAAGTGGCAGATCAAGCTTATAGTCCTTAACATCAGGAACACCCTTGCGACTATAAATAATAGTAGTGTGATATTGCTTTGGATCTGCCGCATTGGGAATATTATGTGTGGCAACCCAGGTCGCTAGATCTTTCTGTGTTTTGGTAGACACATTGGCGCACATGTAAGTGCCACCAGCATGATTCTTCTCTTTTAGTTTTTCAAGAAAAAGCATGCGTTCACGAAATGTCATCATATAATATGTTTCTTCTGGAGGTTACAAATAGTACACTTACGATACTGAATACCAGATCCATTTTCAAGCAATCTTGGGGTGTCCCAAGGTGTCCATGAATGCCATCCAAATCTACATAAAATCCGTTTCCACATTAAACTTTCTTCCATATAGCTAATTGAAGTTGAGCCTTGAGTCCAATATAAGTATTAGAATCAATCATATGCTTTATATATTCTTGTGAGAAACCACCATCTTTAACCATGTCATTCACGTCTTTATAATCTAACTCAGGCCAGAAGCAAACGGCATATCCGTCAGCAATTGCGGCTTCCATCTTATGAACCGTTTCCCTACTTCTCGGTTCATTATCATACACAACCACTATATTATGTTTTGGTAAATTTGTCAACTCTAAAATTGAGTCTATTCTACCGCCGGCCGACGCAATTGCATTAGGAATAAATAATGAATCCACAGGACCTTCGAATGCATATATTGTCGAAGTTGGATCTACAGTATCCAATCCAAAGACCTTAGGTTTACTTTCATCTAATAGAATTGTGATATACTTGAGATCACTCTTGGGATTGAATGATCGTCCCTGAAAGCCAAAGAAGTTCTTTTTCTCGTCTAGGAATGGAATGATTAACCTTGGTTCATCTCGTTCAAGAGTTTCAAACTTCTCTGGCAGAATACTATTCACCCACTTTTTAAACTTTGGCGCATAGAATAGTTTATAATGAACTTCGGATGGAATCATTCGATTCATGACATATTGCTTAGCGGGATGACTAGGATCCAGTGCAGATATTTTCTTCAATGCAGACAGACCCGTATTCTTTACAAACACAGGTTTCTTCATCTGGTTGGCAAGTTCTTGGGCAGGTGTAAGGGAAGCTTCACCAGACTTCTCGAGCATTATATCCTTGATATACTCAAAGTACAATGTCTGATCTACCGACTTGATAAAATCAGATAGGCTTAAGCTCACATTACAGTTGTGGCAATAGTATCTAGTCTTGTTCCCGTGTGGTAGAATCCAACCTCTAGTTTTAGACTTACTCTTTTTGGAATCACCACAGATAGGACATCTCATGTTGAATCTGTCTTGAACCTTTTTGAACCGTTCAAGTCTGATTGACAACATATTCACATATTTCAAATCAATCCAATTCATTAGTTTCCATTCATATACAACTATTGACCTTATAGTCATTATATACAACTAGGAAATAATGTAAATCAATTAGTTATGAAATAACGAAACTAAATTCACTTTGTCTACTAAAAAGCCGAGGACCATACCACCACCAGTTAAGATCCACATCCACTTTTCAAGTTTAACCATGCGTTCACCGATCTGAATATGTTGAGTAGCACCTTCAGTTTTTAATTCTTCAATTTTTTTAATTATTTTTTCTTGGTGGTCTTTCATTTCTTTTTGAAGATCTACTTCAACTCCATCTACATGCTCGTATAATTCTTTAATTACTTTATCGGTTTCCACTCTTCTCTGCTCAATTAAATCTTGGATTTTATCCGCTGTTTTTTCTTGAACTTCGAGTCTGTTTGCCTGAACCGCAAGAAGCTGTGATACTGTGGTTGAAACTTCGGTTAATTTTTCAATAGTAACATCTAGTCTATCTACTAATTGACCAACCTGAGCCATGTCTCTTTGAAGTGAAGAAACATTCTCTTCTATTTTTCGTAAATCGTTGCCTGTAATAGTCATTGTGATCTCGCTGGTGCAAATTGTTCAGCGCCGGTAAAGCCTAACCCAGCGATCACGATATACATAACGGAATTGAACATATTTTGGTCTACAACTTTGCCATAAACAAGATTAGCTACATAACCGGCAACAATAAGCATTAGTGCGATAACTGTAACTAGTCGTTTGGATGAGAGATTTCCGTTAATATCACTCATGATTTCTTTTGTAATGCTCATAAGTCCTCGCTTATTTTTGTTTTAGATTACCGCGAGATAAAGCACCAGTTGCTAATCTTCGGGCGATATTCAAGGATTGAAGGTCGTCACCTGCGCTCAGAATACCTAAAGCCGCAATAAGCATTAATAAAGAACGTGTGTCTGTTTTATCGGAATTTGCAAACCGAAAGAAGTTTGATGAAATTAGAGCTAGTAATGACTTCTTAGTTTCCTCAGGGCTTACCTGATCCTCAGCTTCACTAACAAAGTCAGCTAGTGTTTTCATTTTAAACAATCCTCTGTAGGTTTCTTATTATTTATTGAGTCTCGTACGCAAGCATATAGATCAATTACTTTATTAAGTTGATGTGCTATCGCATTATATGCTTGATCATCAGCGGCGCCAACAACTTCTCTGCCGCCCATTGTGTTATCAGTAATTGGTGGGAGTTTATTTGCTTTAACAGAAAGATTAGCAGGAAGTGCTGGAATTACTACTGGTTTAACACCTGGAACTACATGTGCATTATCATGACCACAAGCACTCAACAACAAAAGAAATGGCAAGATTAACTTTTTCATGGTGTTGGTCCTAGTTCTCTAATTGCATTACGTGCATCTGTTACTGATTGATCAACTTTACACTCAGTATAGATTGGTTTCTCTTTAACTAATGTCTGAATAGTATTAGTCTGAATAGTTTCTTTTCCAATTCGTTTTGAAGCTTCCTGAACTGCAGTCTTACCATATGTATCTACAATAGTCTGAAGTTTTTGTTCAAAGATTCTATTTTGGTTATTTTCTTTTTCGGTCTCTGCTTTAACTTCAGCAACTACATCATTACGACCGGATTGATACGCAACATGCTTTACATGGTTGACATAATAATAGGCACCAATTATAAGGGCTATACCAATAAACACTTTCCAATTTTGGAAAACAAATTGTCTGATGAGTTTACCAAGACCAAGTAAACGAAGAGCTAAACCGAACATTAGTCACCTTTAACAAAATCAGAGAGAGATTTACGTTTACCAACTGGTTGAAGAACCGGACTGTTCTTTTTCTTGTATCTTGGTGACACTCCTGGCTCACCCTTTGGACCTTGCCCAATGCCTTGAACATTTCCGGATCCTGCATTATTTGTAGGAACTGTATCTTCATCTAGTTCGGTTGCCATATAATCTGCCGCGGTCTGGATGTAGTCGTATGCTAAAGTTATCTTTGACTGCACCCATTCTGGTAAATCAGTATCTGGGTCAAGCAGATCATGCAACTGATTAGCATGAGCAATAATACCCTTGAGCTGCGACATAGCCATCGCACCTTCATAACCATATTCTTTATCGTCTTTTGCTTGAGCCATTAAATTTTCCTTAGTGCTTCAATAATATCTGGATTCATTTTTATATCTGTGCTATATATCATTGTACCATTACAGAATATCTTGTCAGGCATTCGATTTAATAAAACCAAAAATGGCTTTAATAGTTCGTGGTACCCTTCAAGTTTAAAAAATAATAATTCAGTAGTAGTTTCACCGAATATGTTATATAGAATAGTAATATGATTTAGTATTAATCGTTCACGTAATTCATTATACTCAAGAAACTTAATGAATAATCGTTTTACATACTTGAATCGTTTTAGATCATCATAAAATTCTTCAGTGTTATGACATTGTGGATTATCATAATGTTTAGCTGCAAATAGTAAAAAATTATTCTCATTTACATGATCTAAATTCATATTATATTCTACTTAAAAATAGGGTGGCTGAATTAACAACCACCCTACACAAATCAGAAAATTGTACCGTCAGAGTCACCAGTTAGTGAACCTAATGCAACAAGTGTTTCAAGTTGAACACGTCCTGCACGACCACCAGCGGTTGCAGTAATATTAGCAAGACTTCCGAGTGATGCACCACCGGTTGAATTAGCAAATGTAACAGAAGCATTAGATATTGATGTGGTAGTAAAACCGGCACCGACTGATGTAATTGATGTTGATACAATATTACCAAGTCCGTTAGTAGCAATAATTGCAGTAGCATTTGCAGAAACAGCACTTGCACCTGGATTTACTGTAATGATGTCACCGTTAGTATAAAGCTTACCTGGTGCTACAATAGTAATACCTGTTAGTGGACCGGTATATGCTGTGCGCATATTCCAACCAGCATGCTGAGCTTTTGTACCGCCAGAAACTGTATTTGCAATTTCAGTTGTACTGATGCCAAATACACCAACTGCTTCCTTCATTGCTACGTTATTGTTTTTAAACGTACCAACAGTTAGGTTAATGAATAGTGTGTTAGCATTATTTGCTGATGTTGTTAGATTCACCTGTAGTGGTGTAAATAGTGGTGAGTTATTAGATTGATCTTTATTACCCCAAAGTGGCATTGTTCTTCTCCTAAATTAAAGT